ATTAAAAGTTGAATTAGCCATAATTTCCTCCTCGGAAACTCATCTATCGTCTTGGCGAATGTCCGCTAGGGCGGTCGATAGAATCAAAAATTATCCTAGACAGTCCGAGTATAGCACCGTTTCAACAAACCGCCAGATCGTTAATAGAAATGGCGGGCAAAACCTGAACATCATCAAGGGCGCGGTCCAAAACTTTTTGTTTTTGAACTAAAACTTCAGCCATTCTTGCGTCCAAACTGCCATCAACAACCAGATGTTGGATCAAGACTGAATCCTGCTGCCCAATCCTGTGGCAACGATCTTCAGCCTGTGAAACGTCTCCTGGCACCCACGAAAGCTCTGCAAAAACCACATGGCTTGCCGCTGTCAGCGTTATTCCAACCCCAGCTGCACCGATCGTGCCGATAAAGACATCTGCATCACCTGCTTGAAAGGTATCGACAGAATGTTGGCGATGCGCTTGATTGCAGTCTCCGGTCAGTGTAACCACGGTTTTGCCAACCGCCTCCAGGCCAAGCTTGATACCCTCAACGACATCTTTATGGTGGGCCATCAAGACAACCTGATGGTCAATGTCTGTCAGGTGATCAATCACGTCGTCAACCTTGGCCAACGCCATCTCGTGGCGAACACCAGACATTTGCTCAAAGGAAACGTCGTCGTAGGTAGTGTCTGATACCGCGTCAGCCATCGCATCAAACTCTTTGGTAAGCTCCCCGCCGTATGCCTTGCTGGGCAAAACTATGACCTGACGTACTTTTGCCGGAAGATCTTTCAATACCTCTTCTTTCTTTCTTCTGATCATAAAAGACTGGCGCAACCTTCTTTGCAGCTCGTCAAGATTTGAAGAGCCACTAAAGTCCCAGCCAAATCGGCTTTTATAGGCGCCAGCGTATTTTCTTGCATAATTAAAGAAATTTCCAAAACTATCATAGTCCAAGTACCCCGCTATTGGCTGTAGCTCTATGGGCCTGTTTGTTATAGGGGTGCCTGTAAGCGCTAATTTGCGCTTGGCCTTGATGCTGACGGCCACAACAGTGCGCTTCGCTTTAGGGTTTTTGATCTTGTGGACCTCATCCATAATAACCATATCCCAAGTCCTCGACTGAAGCGCTTTGGAGTGTTTTGTGAGGACATCGTAATTAATAATAACCACGTCAGGGTCATTAGGTATCTGCTCGCCACCACCGTTTACCACGTCGATTTTGCGCTCAGATACGAGCCATTTGACCATTTCGTTCTTCCAGTTCAGCTTCAAAGAAGCTGGGCAAACGACTAGGACCGTATTTGGATTTGTGGCGTTTATTGTGCCAATCGCTTGGATGGTTTTACCTAAACCCATTTCGTCGCCAATCAAGCAATTTTTTCTCTTCAAAGCATAAGCAATACCGGCTTTTTGAAAAGGGAGATAAGCTAAGCCGTCTGGCACGGGTATTTCCATGTCTGAAGTAGTGGCCACTGACTGCTCAATTGCAGCGTTGTCGTCAACCATTTGTGTCACGAACCAGGTATCGTCAATCTTGCTGACCGCGTAACCGGCTTTTCTAATAGCTGCTTTTTTGACTTTCCAAAGCGCCCAAAATTCTGGCGTAGGCTTAGCGATTTTAAGCAGCCGACCGTCCGACTGCTTTTTACCTTTAGACCAATTTAGATTTAAGTCCATTGCTAAGCCTCCATCGTCTCGAAAAGCTGATCGAACAATTCGATCTCGTCTTCTTCTGCACATGCTTCGCAAACAAAATCCCCGTCAGCAAACTCGCCGAATTGTTCTGACGATTCACCACACTCAAAGCATGGGTCGATGGTTCCATTAGCTTGCTGCTCATTTCGATGTATCTCTTGGAGTGTTTCAAACAATGCTGTTTCCATTTCCTTTCCTCTCTCTGTTGTTGTTCATATCCGAGTATTATACATATCGTGTCGTTTTATGCAAGTTTTTACACAAATATATGTTAAATAATTTAGGCATAAAAAAAGGGGCCCGAAGGCCCCTTTTAGTTAACGCTTAATGTAATTACGCACCTTGCGATCCGTAAATTCCACGCCAGTCACTCCACCCCATCGAGTAGCGCTCGCGAGCTTTGTACCGAATGTTACCGGTCGTGAAGTCAGGCTCCATTGACGTCTCCATCGCGCTGCGCTGGAACATCTTGAGGCCTTCGCCACTCGATGTTACAGACGTAAGCAGAAAGAAAGCGTCTGGGTCTGTTAGATAATGATTTACGGTATAACCGCCGCTAAGAACACCAGTGCTCTTAATTGCGTTCAGGTCATTATCAGCAGATCCCGGCCGTCCTTGTGAGTTTAAGATCCTGTCAGCCACAAAAACCAGTTCGCTAGGAACTACAAGTTTTTCTGCCTGGACAGAGATAGTCAACCCTCGGTCGTCAGTAAAGCCGCCTATGTCGATTAACGCATCTTCAAGGCTCGTCTCGTTGAGATCTGCCATTGATGTAGCTCTGTTCGCCGCTGTGCCACCGCCCGCTAGGACGTGCGCAGTATTAATCAGAGATACACCATCACCGCCTGTGTAAGACGAAGAAAATGCGTTATTCAATACGTCGGCACCCTTGACTTCTTTGGTGTTAGCCATCGATTTCGCCAGTGCTTTCGTGTATCTTTTACCCAAAGAATCGTAGAGATTATCCTCTACTGCTTCCTCTGTTAAAGCAAATGCAAGCGCGATTGTTTCGTGCGTGTATCTGCTTGTATAACTTTCAGTAGCCTGGTCGAAATCGACCGAACCGCCTTCAGTTTTCGTTGGTGCTCCGCCAAAGCCGGTCACAAGAACCTCTTCCTCGAAGGCCCGTTGAGAGTCTTCTGTCGCAAAAATCTCAGCGTACTCCTGAGTATACTCATCATACGACATTCCGAACAAGCTGTTGAGGCCCGGCTCAAGCTCCTTAGCTAATTGTGCTCTTGAAATAGCCATTAGTTATCTCCTATGCCAGACCGGCAGACTTAACACCGAATATTGAGTTTTGAATCACACAATATACGTTGGTGTTAGATGAGCCGACGTCTTGATTATTGGGATCTTGAGAGATATCAAACACTTTCAAGGGTAAGGTAGCAGTTGTCGCACCGGTTGATACATCGACTTCATCACCAGAAATACCAGTTTTGGTAGACCCGGCGTTGGTCTTTACGACATCGAAGTTGCCCAGCAAATCTGCCACTGGGAAGGCTTCGTCAGCCTGGATTTCATACACAACGTCAGGGCTATCAATAATGAGAGCTATGATGTCTGAAGCAGCCGTACTGGCTGGATAATAGTTTTTAAAGACCTGTTCGCCTGATGTTGGGTCCGTGTAGGAACAGCCGTTGAATACTCCAACCAAGGGTACGGTTCCGCCAACAGCGTGTATTTCTACACCACCGCCGGTTACCTGCATAACCAAGTCGCCTTGGAAAATACTCGTACCATATGAGGAAGCAATTCTATAACGTGACTGCCCGCCATTATACGGGGCCCCACCAATCATTTTCACAGGTTTTAGTCCAAAAGAAGCGTCTTTATTCGCCATTTTGTCATCTCCTATAGATTATTGGTAAGGTGCATTTCTGCACCAGTTATTTTTTGCCAAAGCTAACTCTTGAATCCCGTTGGGGATCATATTTAACATATCGACCATCTTTTCGTGTTTCATTAAACATTGAATTGTCTAACGCATTCACGGCGTCTTGATTCTTACCTGCGTAATAGTCGTGGCGCTCTTGAATAGTCTCATTAGGTATTTTAGCAAGAAGTAAGCCTTCATTATAAACGATCCCAGCGTGTCGGCTATGTTCGTCCGCTGTCGGTAATTCCCAATCGCTTGGAAGATCTGTGCCTCTTACGAGTTCCCAGCCTTCTCTCAAACGTCTACTGACATTTGCGCGATCTTCTTGTCCCAACATTGACTCCCTGATCCAACGGTATGTATACCCTGGAGGAGCCGGCGGAGTCTCTAACCTTCTTACTGGTCGCCATGGTTTTCTACGAGATTCTTTATCGTGAGCCTCGGAGTCACGGGAATTTCTGTCTGCTACTTTTTTTTCTTCAGTCATTACATTGCGTCCTTAGCTGCAATTTTTTGCTTTTCAACTGCCACTCGCTTCAACCAAGCGTCTTCGCTCATGTTGTGCGGTTTTAGGCCTCTAAGCCGCTCTACCTCTGATTTAGAAAACGTAACGCCATTTTTCTTGCCTTGTGTTTTTTGACGACCACTACTACCTGGGGTGGCGGAAGCAACTCTTTGCACAGAGGGTTTGGCTTCGCTTTGAGCGTCTTTACTTTGAACATTTGCATTCTGCAAATGCGGGTAAACTTTATAAACTCGGCTGTTTAATTCATCATAATAACCATCAGAATCCGGCTCGTGGCCTTCATTGATAAGGTTGTAGTGTTGGAAATAAGCATACTGAGTAGCTTCTAGGTTACCCTGATCTTCTGCATCTCCATACCATTTGTTTTTTTCATACCAGCCTAGAGCTTCCGACGAAGGATCTACAGCAGGTTGTTGCTGCTGCTGCTGCTGTGCTGGCTGTTGTTCTAGCGCTTGTTGATATTGAGCTTGTTCGTTCTCCTGCCTATTTCTAGCAAGCCTAATTTTTTCTTTTTGTATGCTCAAGTCGCTTTTTAAGCTGTCTGCCTTGCTCATCAAATCTGCATCGCCAGAATGAACCGCTTTTTTATAAAGATCATCAGCTTGTTGCTCTTTAGCAATAATTGCTGCTTCTTGATTTTGTATAACGGTCCCGGCTTGCATTTGTGAATGATTTCTGAGGGCTTGTATTTCTGCTTCACGCGAGTGCGCTATTTGCTCAGCCATAGCCGCTCTTTCTTCAGCTGCCCGCGTTTTGGCGTTTAGCTTGTTAATTCTTTTGGAAACCGACTTGGTGTAAACTTCTAATTCGTCGTCAGGATTATTTTTTGCCTCAACAACGGCATCCTCTTCGACACTAATTTCGATTCCTTGTTCTTCAGTTGGGTTTGTATTTTCTATCATAATTAAGCGCTCAGTATATCATCAGGATTTAAGATTGTGGCGATAACCTCGTCATCGTTAATAATTCGGACCTCCGCGCCATCGTCGAGTTTAAATCTGGCGCCGCTATAACGGCCAATGAGAACCCATTGCTTCTCTTCGCACCATTTTTTTTCGCCATATTTGGTTTTGTCGGCGTAGCATAGAGGGCCCTGCTTAACGACATAAGCGACCACGGTTGCCAAAGCTTCTTTATCTAATGTTCCCGCCGTAAGCAGAATCCCGCCTTTTGACTTTACTTTGCCTGCATAAGGAAGTACAAGCATTCGCCAGCCGGTTGGCTGTGGCATCCTGTCTAAAACAGATTGTTCTAAAATTGTAGGATCTAAAACCCTCTCGTCTTGATCCACATACGCATCCAAAACTGTCTCTGCTTTTGCCATACTATTTTTCCTCATTAAATTCTTTTAGCTCGCCTTCAATATAGTATAACGCATTCAACTCGCCTTGCAAAAATTTATAATGTTCTATACTTTCTAATGCGCCAGACATAAGTGTTTCAGAGATCTGCTTTTCGCGCTCTCTGATTAACCTCTTAACAACGTCAAAATAAGTAAGCTCTTCCATTCGCTTGTTATCAGTTTCTAACTTTAAACTTTAAGCCTTTGGTCGCTGCGCCCTTGCCTTTCATATCAACAATCGCAGTAACGCCGTTGTTTTTACCAATCGCATTTGGATTTGGTTTATCGAACGACTTGTCGTTTGGCACTTTTTTAATAGTCATAACGCCTCCTTGGTTATTTATTTTTAACAGCACCGCCGCGCTTAAGTCCTGTTGCTTTTTTAAACGCCTTTAGTTCGCTTTTAGAAATCGCAGCGCCAGATTCCATTCTAAGCATTTTTCTGGCTACCTTATTTTTAAGACCGACTATTTCAGATTTTGTGATTGCAGCTCCAGATTCCATTCTTAACTCTTTCATGGCGTCCTTTAATGCTTTCTGGGCCTCCCTATAAAGTACAGTTTCTTCTTTTGCAATTGCAGCTCCTGATTCATTTTTCATTATCTTCTTCCTTTTTTAGGGCCATAGAGGCCATTTTATTTATTTTTTGAACCTTTGGGCCTGCCCCTTGGCTTTCCATTTACTTTAGCCGCAGGGTTTTTAACGGCTGGTGTTTTTGGTTTTGCAGTCGGCACTTCAGCTACCACTTCAGCTACCACTTCAGCTACCACTTCAGCAATTACCGGCTTTTCAACTACAACATTATTACCGGCTTCAATTCTAGCCATTTTTTTGGCTATTCTTGCCATGTTTGCAGCGTGTGACTTTGCTTCTTCAGCAGCCACAGCCTCACGAGCCGCTACTTCCGCTTCGCGATCCAGTTTTTTTTGCTCTCTTAGTTCTGTAATTTCATCTACCCTATCACTATTCATGTTTAGCCCTTGGACCTAATTTCTCATTTTCTGTTCTAACTCAAGCAACTTTAAATCCGCTTGCTGCTTCAACCGCTGCAATGACAGATCCAGCTTATCATCAGCAACATCTTTTTGTACATTTATACGCTGACGCTGAATTTCATTCTCTAATAATTTTTCTTGGCCGCGCCGGTCTTGTTTCATTTCAAACTGGGTCTGTTCTTGATCCACTTGTTTGTCTTTAAGGTCTAATTCTTGTTGGCGTATCGCAACCAGCGGATCATCTGCCCCGCCTTGGCCAATAGATTGTAAGAACTCTTGTGTCAGCTGAGCTAATATTGGCGCAGCAAACTGATCATTTATCATTTGTATTTCTGTGGCAGCTGCTTGCGCTTGGTCTGGTGGTAACTGCTGCATTTGTTCTTGAACCGACTGGATACGCTCTTTAACTTCCTCTGGTATTTGTTCTTGCGCAATCTGCGAAGCCATAAACTGCAAATGCTGCATACAATGGCTAATTATAATTGACTGTATCTGTGGGGTTTCTTTGACCACTTGTGTCAAAAACAAGCTTCTGTGGGCTTCAACGTGCGATTGATGGTTTTGCGCCTCAAAAGCTTGTTGTGGTTGCCCCATCATTAAACCAGAATTTTCTAAACCTGAGTCTATTGGTTTGGGGGTCAAGTCTGGGGGTGGCTGTAAAAGAGCATCTACATTGTCCACTCCTAAAGCGCTATACATTCTTTTGTAAGCTTCAAACATCCCAACAGGCCCATGTATCTCTGGGTTGCTTTGAACCATTTGCAATAGCTCTTGGGCAAGCGTAATTCTTTGGCTTTGGCTAAATATATTAGGATCTGATATTGGAACGACGTCAATACGATCATCAAAATCTGTTTGTTTAATCGCACTCGGACCAGTGCCTGTGTCATACCCGTAATCTGGTGGTAGGTATTCTGAAAATACTTTAGCAAGCAATTGAAACTCAAGCCTCTGTGCGTAGTGTAGCCTTTTATGGATTGCGCTCATCACTTTGGTTCCGCGCTCTAATAAAGCTACAGTCGTGCCGACTGGCATTGCTGCATTCGCATCACCTATATTTGTGTCAGCTATCGCTGCAAAACGCTTTCCAGAATCTACAAGTATTCCGAGTAGCTGCATCAGTACATTACTAGGCTCTTTGATTGGCAACGGGATAAGGTTGTCTCTTAACGATCCTCCGGTTGTGTCAATATCTCGGAACTCACCTGGCTGCAACGGCTCGTCTTCGTCTCGGATTCTCATGCCTCTAGCTTTAAAACCAGCGGGTAAATTAGCCAGGGTGCCGGCATCAATTAGTTGTCTTAAAATTGAGGTACTTGCTTTGGATATACCGCCGATCATGTGAGATAGGCCTAACCCATAAAAACCAAGTCCAGGTAAAAATTTATATTGAACAAAGAAATTGATCTTGTTCTTATACAAATCGCCTTCGTTGTAATTACGTCTTATTGCTAAGACTTGTTCAGACCCCTCGTCAATCGTGACAATGTATGGTAATTTCAATCCTGTTGGTTCATTGTTTTCGCCGGCATCTTCAAATCCTTCTAAGTCTAAAATGGTATGCACTTCATACACAGTATGATCCCTGTCTTCTGCATAACTTGCCTTGATGCCTTGCAGCTTATCTATCTCGGCTCCCACTTCCGATTCATCGCCATCATAAGAATTTACACTGATGTCTGCGTCTGTATAGAACCCAGAAAGCTGTTGTTTTTTAATTTCATTGACAGACATGCTGATGGCGTGTGTCACACGCTCAGCACTTGATAAATCGCTCGCCTCGTAAGGAACAATTAAATCTTCTGGTGCAATGAATTTGGAAACCGCTCTATTCAGTACATTGTCGTAATAAACTTTCTTGAACGCGCTACCAGCCAGAGGCAGATAAAACAACAGCATATCCATCTCGGGATCGTAGTCTTTCATCACGTTCATTATGTAGAAGTTCATAAACTCCTGAACGCGATCGGCCTGTGTTTCTGTGGCTACCGTTCTGGCGCCAATGATTTGCGTTTTCACCGGACCCTTAGCCGGCAGCATCTCTTTATAGGCTTGCGCCTGAAATTGGGTAAC